AAGCTGGTGAGGATTATGTTTTCACCCGAAAAGGTTTTATCAAGGATGATCAGTTTGTCATGATGGCTTCCACAGTTGAAAATCGTCCGATTGCCGAATACATGAGAGCGCCGTTTGGACTTAATCGTCAGTATGGCATGAAAGCCGATCAGCATGAGGTTTGGGACCCGGAAGGTGTTTATATTCGGGTGCAGGACAAAGGTCTGCCTGTTCTTTATCAAAGAGATGCAGTGTATATCCTTGACGTAGCGTAAACAAAAGGAGCAATCGGATGTCCGAATATTGTAAAATTCTCAAATCGTTGAAAGCAGGATCAACTGTATATATGGAGGGAACAATTCTGTTTCCTCCTTTTCCAGAAGACATCAAAACAGAAATTGATTCAGGTTCCTCCACAGTTGAGTATGTTTTTGTGGAAGAACCTGAACTGTTTGATGATCAACCTCCAGTTGCAAAGAAACCTGTAAAGAAACGGGCTAAAAAATGACCAGAGATGAGATGTTGGAATTGCTTCCTCTTGAAGTTCGAGGATTAAATAATTATCTTGTGGATGAAGATTATTCTAATGCCTGTGATGATGCTGCAAGGGATACAGGATGGTCTTTTCCTATAACAGATGATTTTAGAATTCTTTGGCAGAAAAATAGAGCAAAACGACATCTTTTCTTTTATCTTCTTTCCGAGTCTGCTCATAAATTCAAATATGAGGGGATTAGTCTAAACCAGCGATTCGATCATTATTTCATGCTTGTGAATAAAATGGATTCCGAATTTGAGAAGGTTCAAGAAACACATCCTGAAGAATTCATGACCGTTGACTCCTATCTACTTTTCGGAACCAAGATTGACGCTGGTTTTTCTTATGATGAAGTTGGACGTGATACCACGTATTTTGAAGACAACTCTGTTAAATCCTCGAATGATGAGTAACTAATGACTATCGGGCCTGATCTAAAGGAAGCGATTTCTGAAATAGGTGTTACCATTGATATTTATAAAACCAATGGAAGCTCTTATGATATTATTTCAGATGAACATATACTTTATAAGGACAATAGCCAAGCCACAAAACCGTTTATTCGTGAATTTTTCCTCGAAGCAGAAACCTCGTATGACACTCAATCCAAATCAGGTGATGTAATTCGATTTGTTTCCACAAATAACAAATACATCATTATGAATGCAACTCCTGTTTTGTTTGAGGATGAAGTAATAAAAAATGATGTTGTTTTGTATAAATGCAATGTAAGCGGTGAAATTTTAAGATTGTCTGGAGAAGGTTCATGGAACAGAATAACCATGAAGAAAACTCCGGTTTGGGAAACGGTCAGAGCAGATGCTTTTGCACTTCAGACAGAAGGTATATACGGCAATTCAGACCTTCCTGAAGCTCCATTAGGCGCTGTTCCTGATATTAAACATGAACTTTATATACCAACTTCTTTTGGAATACGAGAACTTGACAGATATCAGCCAGTTTCAGGTGAATATTATCGGGTAGAAGCAGTATTTCACAGAAGATTTGATAATGTGGATGTGGTGGTGTTACAAGACGATACACGATAATTTATTTTAAACAATCCTTTAAAGGAATAGAAAATGAAAAATATTTTGTTTGTCGGTGAAAATCCATTTGGGTTCACCGGAAATAGTCTCATGATGGCTTCCATTTTGGATCAAGTTGATTCAAAAGATTATAACATCACTTGTTTTGTTGCAGGATCAGAAAAAGCAAAAACGATAGACCCCTTCCAAAAAATTCCTTTCCAAATTATACCCTCTGAAGATTACCCGACAAATGATATGTGGGGCAGTCGAAAACTTCTGAAACTTATTTCCAATTCTGAAAATCTTGATTTTTTGATTATGGTAGGATTGGATATTTGGCGTTATGCTGAAATAATGCCTAGAATAAAAGCATTAAAATCCCAAAAGAAATTTAAGTGGATATGGTTATTCCCATATGATCTGATTCAAATCAGGCCGGATTGGGTGAAGATGATCAACATGGTTGATGTGCCATTGGTCTATTCCAAATACGGCCTCAATCTATTGAAGTTTTCAAACACATGCCCAAAGGTTCAGTATTTCAGACCGCCTTTATTTATGAAAGAGATTTTTCGTCCTTATTCTCAGGAAGAAAGAATAGCGGTCAGACGTGAAATTTTTCCGACAGTTTCAGATGACACGTTTGTTTTTGGTTTTGTCGGTGTAAATCAGATGCGTAAAGACCCTCAGCGTTTGATTAAGGCGTTTTCAGTGGTCAAGGCACATATAGACATGCCTTCAGTTCTATATCTGCACACAGAGCTTCAGGGTGTGTTTAATTTGAAACAGTATGCTTTAGACTGTGGTTTGAAGTCGGGTGATCTTCTGGCAAAGCCCCAGAACACATATTACCCGTATTCATCCATGCCTAAAGTCTATAATGCAATAGACTGTCTTGTGAATTGTTCAATGCAGGAAGGTTTGTCTTGGACAGTTATTCAGGCACTTGCATGTGGAACAAAATGTGTCATTTCTGATTCTACTGCACATAAGGATTTTTTATCATCACCAGGATGTTCTTTTGTTCCAACTGATCAGTTAGGTTATATCCCACTTCAATCAGAACAAGGGACAACATGGGTTGAATCAAATCATTGTTCTTTTGATCAGTTGATGGATAAAATGGAATTTGTTGTGAATAAATTTCATAAAAAAGAAACCATTGTGCAAGATAATTTTATCACAGAATTTTTGAATAATCCTTCAAATATCAATGATGTTTTGGATGTAATAGAGATTATTCCTAAACATACAAAAATCAAGGATAAAGTTCTTTTCGCTCAACATAGTTCAGCAGGCGATATTTTGATGACTACGAGGTGTTTTAAAGGAATAAAAGAAAAGAACAAAGGAAAAAAACTGGTTTATATGACTTCTTCTCAATACAAGGATATTCTTAAAAATAATCCTTATGTGGATGAAGTTATTGATTGGAATGAACAAAAGTTGAATGAGTATGATATTGTATATAATCCTCGTGGAGAACATATCCTTCCTGGCGGATTTAATTCTTTGGATGTAAAACTTTCAGATATGTATCCTTATTTTTGTGGAGTGAAACCAGATGATTTTTACATTTGGCAGGAGTCTATTCTTCTTCCTGAAAAACCATATATTGTAGTGCATACGACTGGTGGAGATGCTTTTTTCAGATGTTACGATCATATGAATCATGTAATTAAAGGACTTGACATCAAAGTAGTGCAAATTGGATCAAAGACCGACATGTTTTGTGAAGGAGCAATTGATTTTAGAGGATTAAACTTCAATCAAACTGCTTATGTCATGCATAATGCTGAAGCCGCAGTAGTTATTGATTCTTTTCCATCTCATCTTGCGGGAGCTTTAGGTGTTCCTGTTGTTGTGTTGTATGGCCCCGCGCCAAGTAGAGTTGTAGGGCCTGTAGGTGATCCTGAGAAAATCATTAATTTGGAGCCAGATAAACTTAAAGTGTGTAAGAAACTCACTAACTGCTGGGGAAACGCAAGAGATTGTCAAACTCCTTGTATAAACACTGTTAATCCAATGACTGTCAGAAAAGCATTATTAAGTCTTCTTGAACCTAAAGAGGAGGTTTAATATGAAAGAAATTTCTCTTACTCAAGGAAAAATTGCTTTAGTGGACGACGAAGACTATGAATGGGTTTCTCAATTTAAGTGGTGTGTTTCTAAACCACGTAATTTCTTTTATGCTGTAAGTCGTATAAAAGGAAAGTTGCTTTTTATGCATCGTGTTATTATGAAAGATAAGTTAAAAGAAAATTTTGTTGTGGATCATATAGATCATGACGGATTAAATAATCAAAGATCAAATTTGAGGATTGTTACAAATCAAGAAAATTTGATGAATAGAAGAGATAAAAATTTGTGTACTTCCATTTACCCTGGTGTTAGTTGGAAAAAAAGTCATAAAAAGTATCAATCACAGATGCAAAAGAATGGAAAAGATAAAAATTTAGGACATTTTGATGATGAAATCCAAGCAGCAATTGTCTATCTGCAAGCAGTGTACGGTCCAAATTATCTTTACGAATAAAGGAGCGCAATCATGAGGATACTTATGAAAGGATTAAACGAAGAAAAATCTGTGAAACGATGTATTGGTGATTTTCATGATCTTCCCTGGGTTGATGAAATCATTGTCATAGATGGAGGATCAACTGATTACACAGTTCAAGAGCTTCTTCAATTTTCTAAAGTGAAAGTGTATGTTCATCCTTGGTTGGATTGGTTTCATAATATGGAAGTAACTCAATCTAACATTTGTATGAGCTATATTGATGAAGGTGATACGTTTTTCATCCTTGATTTTGATGAACGAATGAGTGTGGATTTAAAAAGATTTTTCGAGACATTTAATCCTGATGTAAATTCCTGTGATCTTTTATGTGTAGCCAGAAGAACATATGAAGTAATCAGACATGAAAATAGTCCGTTTGCTGTTCTTGGTGATGATGGATGGCCGATTGTTTCTCATCAAATTGGACAATTCCCTGATTATCAACCAAGATTAATAAAGAAATCTTACCTCCATCACTGGGTAAATTCGCCTCACCATCAATTAGCAGGGGTAAAAAAAGAAGGATATCTTTTAAATCAATTGTTCATCGAACATTTTGAAAAAGATGATTACAGAGACAGAATCAGGATTGAAAAGAAATGGTTGAGAAATAAACTGAGACGACAAGAACTTGGATTGCAAGCTGATGTTTTTGAATGTGGAACGAAACCAGAAGTTCAGGAATTTGATGATCCTGAATATTGGAGAGCTTTATGATTTACAATATCTCAACAGGTC